ACTGGTGGGAAGAACGGACAGAAACGTGGTGGGAAGAACGGACAGAATACTGGTGGGAAGAACGGTGGGAAGAATGGGAAGAACGGACAAAAACGTGGTGGGAAGAACGGTGGGAAGAACGGTGGGAAGAATGGGAAGAACGGTGGGAAGAATGGTGGGAAGAATGGGAAGAACGGTGGGAAAAATGGAGGGAAGAAAGGAGGTGTTGTTGTAACGTTGTTAGAACTATTACCGTATAGTCCATCTCCATTAGCATTTATAGCAAGAACCTGATAACTCTGTGATGTATCTCCAGTTTCTGCTACAGTTGTTGACAAAACATTTCCTACAACATAAACTGGACCATCAGAAGACTTTACACGATATCCAGTAATTGCAGATCCGCCAGTTGCAGGTGCTGTCCAAGATACTGTATCTAAGTTAACGGCTGTAGTTGCTGTTGGAGCATTTGGAGCAGCAGGAACTGTTGTTGCCAATACTCCTGCTGATGCAGAAGATGCTGCTGATGTTCCCGCAGCATTAGTTCCTGTTACTGTAAATGTGTAAGAAGTATTTGATGCAAGACCATCAACGGTAATTGGAGAGGCAGAAGAACTTCCTGTAAACCCTCCTGGAGAAGATGTTACTGTAAATGATGTTGCTGCTGGAGAATCTCCTGGTAATGAAAAACTAACACTTATGGCACCATTGTTAAACGCACGTGAAGTTCCTACGTTTGTGCCTACAACAGATATGGGTGGTTTTGGCTCTAATGAGTCATTCTGTTGTAAAGATTTAGATCCTAGTTCTTTTTTTGCCATTTTTTATTTCTCCAATTTTCTTTGTATTTTTTATGCTGTGAGATCTCCAACAACAACCCAAGAGTCTGTTGCTCTCTTCATTAATGTTGCTGATGACCACTGTGTACGAAGTTTTAATCCTGGAGTTGCATTAACTGTTACTCCTACTGCTCCAGCAATTGTTACTTGTCCCGCACCAGTTTGAAGGATATCAATTGATGATCCTATTGGAAAGGCTGTTGTTGCATTTGTTGGAATTGTAACTGTTACTCCAGTAGCAGAAGAAACTTCAATTAATGAATCTCTTTCATTAAGTGCTGCAAGTGTGTAGCCTGCTGTTTTTTGTATAATTGTTGTACGTGATGGAACGCCTTCTTTTGTTTGTGTTCCATCTGTGAATTGTACTCCGCCTGCTGGAACAGTTATTCCTACGCCAGTAAATATTGGGGAAGCAAGTGGTGCATATGTATTTGCTGCTGTTGATGAAGCAAGTTTTAGGTCTAAAGCAGTTTGTGTAGCAGTTGAAACTGGCTTGTTAGCGTCGGAAGTATTTTCTACGTTTCCAAGACCAACCATTGTTGCTGAAATACCTGAAACTGTTCCACTAAATGCTGGGGAACTAAGTGGTGCATACCCTGAAATGCTTGCGCCTGTAGGAATTGTTACTTCTCCAGTAAATGTTGGTGAGGCTAGTGGTGCATACCCTGAAATGCTTGCGCCTGCAGGAATTGTTACTGATCCAGTAAATGTTGGTGCATGCAATGGTGCCTTATAACCAAGTACTGTGTGTGTAGCAGTTGAAACTGGCTTATCTGCATCTGCTGTATTATCAACAGATCCTAGGCCTACCATTGACTTTGTTACACCAGACACAGTTCCTGTGAATGTTGGTGAAGCAATTGGTGCCTTAGCAGCAAGGTCAGATGTTAAACCTGAAATCTTAGACTGTGCAATTGCGGCTGATGCGTTAACGTCTGCGTCTACAATTGTTCCATCAAGTATCAGCGATGAAGTTATTGCCCCAGTTGAAATAGAAACTTCGTTACCTGATACAGTTACTCCAGTTCCTGCTGTAATTGTTCCTGAACCTGAGAACTGGAATACATCAATGTTATCCGTTCCAACAACAAATGTTGCAGGGTCTGCAACTACCTGAATCCATCCTGTTCCAGCGTTTGTTCCATCTTGTACGAATATGTATGCGCCTGGAATCTCTGATGCTTCATCACAATATGTACAACGAGTAAGAACATATGGTGTTGATGCAGATCCCATGTCTGAAACATAGTATCTACCATTTTGAGCCTTATTGGTTTGATTCTTTACAAGAATACCCTTGTAAAGTGCCCAACCTGATGCGCCACCTGATTCTGCAGGAAATGCTCCATTGGTGTTATGTGTAAGAGTTGCTCCTACACCTGCTGTACCATTATTGTATGTAGCATCAATATTTGCTGTTGTTGCTCCAAGAACCTGTGGCTTTGCAATAACTCCTGATGCTGTATTATCAACATACTGCTTAGTTGCTGCATGTAGTGATGATGATGGATCTGCAGAAAGTGTAAGTGCTCCTGTCATTGTACCGCCAGCAAGCGCTAACTTAGAAGATAGGTCGTCAGTAAGTCCTGAAATCTTTGATTGTGCAATTGCTGCAGACTCATTAATGTCTGCGTTTACGATTGCTCCATCAAGGATCATTCCTGAAGTAACTGTTCCAGTTGGTAGAGTTACTGTTCCTGTAAATGTTGGAGAAGCAAGATTTGCCTTTAGATCAAGTGCTGCTTGTGCAGCAGTTGAAACTGGCTTGTTAACATCAGATGTGTTGTCTACGTTTCCAAGATCAACCATTGCCTTTGTAATACCAGAAACTGTACCTGTAAATGTAGGTGAAGCAAGTGGTGACTTTAGATCAAGTGCTGTTTGAGTATCACTAGATATTGGCTTATTTGCATCAGAAGTATTATCTGCATCTGCAAGTCCAACCATATCTTTTGTAACTGCACCAGTTGCAATTTTAGCATTTGTAACTGCTTGATCTGCAATTTTTGCAGTAGTTACTGCTTCTGCTCCAATTTTTCCTGCTGTAACTGCTGTATCGGCAATGTCTGCTGTCACAATAGTTCCTTCAGCAATCATTCCACTTGTAACTGTTCCTGATGGAAGATTTACTGTACCAATAAATGTTGGTGAATCAAGGTTTGCCTTAAAATCAAGGGCTGTTTGAGTTGCTGTTGAAACTGGCTTATTAGCATCTGTTGTATTGTTAACTGATCCTAAGCCAACATCTGACGCTGTTATTCCTAAAGGAGTTACAAAAGTTTTGTTAGTTAATGTTTGTGTTCCTGATAGTGTTGCAAGAACTAGCGTGTCTGTAATACCATGAACATTTGATGTATCTGTATTATGGTTTGAAAGAATTGTTGTTGTTACTAAATCTGCTGTATTTGTAATACCATGGATATCAGTTGTGTCTGTAGCATGGTTTGTCAAGTTTGTTGCTATTGTTGTTAAGAATGCTGGGTTGTCTCCCATGGCTGCTGCTAATTCATTAAGTGTATCAAGAGTTGCTGGTAAATCAATTCCAGAAAGACCACCCAAGATTGACTCTGCATCTGTAAAGTACTTGAGGGATGCCCATGCAGAAGAACCGTTACCTACTTTAAATTTAACTGTGTCGGTTTCAAAACCAATTTCTCCTGCTGCCAAAGTTGGGTTTGCAGCCGTCCATTGCGCTGCTGTTCCTCTGCGCTGTTGCATTCTTGTTGCCATATTTTATTTCTCCTTTATGGGGGCTGCCCATTAACTTATCTTATTATAACACCCAATTTTTAATTGAAGTTATCTACTACACTACCGCCATCGAATACAACTGTCCACTCTGTTGAAGAGGGGCTGCCTGCATCCAAACCTACACCCAATGGGCTATTGAATGATCCACCTTCATAGAACTGGGATACTATGAAACCAGTTCCATCAATTGCGGTATCGTGAATATGTTGTGGTAAATTATTTGTATCATCAATAGTGGCCTGGGTATACCATGCTCCATCATAATAGAAATTAACTCTGTTTGTTGCAGTGTCTAACCACATTGTTCCATTAGTTGGTGAAGAGGGAGCAGTAGAGCCTACGGCCATTGAACGACTATCGACATACTCCTTGGTTGCTGCGTGGGCATTGATAGTAGGAGTTCCTACTGTTACTGCGCCTCCGAATGTACCGCCGTTTGCTACGACTAATCCATTCTTGACCTTGAAGTCTTTATCGACTATTGCCATTTACTACTCCTTCTTCCAACTATTTTTATTTTTTATTAAACTAGAAGTGTTCCCATAACAGTAACTGTTGAGTCATTGTTAGCGGTTGTTACCTGTAGTTGTACGTTTGCTCCTGAAATACCTGCTGAAATTGATGACGCTGAGCCATTTGTTCCAACAATTCCGTATTCAGTGATTGCAATGTTATCTGAAGAGTCAAGTGTCAAAAGGACCTTTGATATTTCAGTATGTGTTCCGTAGGCAACCTTTACAAGGTATTCTGCTGAACGGTAGTCAGCCTTTGCGAAGGCGTGTGCTACTTGAATTCCTGCTGTAGGTGCTGAAAGTGTTGCTGCAACCTGCTTAGCAACTGAGTTTAACTCAACTGCTGTGAAGTTTGGAACAACTGCTTCAAGAGCGTCTACTGCTCTTTGTGCTGTGAAGTAAAGGTTATTTGCTCCACCAGCACCAGTATTGTCTGTTCCTTCTGCAAGATCATTAGTATCAGAATCTGCTACACCGTTTTCTGCGGTAATAGTAAGTCCTGAACCTGTGCCTGAGATTGTAATATTTGTTAGTGTTGCACCAGTCAAAAGGGCTGCTGCTGAAGTCTTGGCACGAGCATCTGTAAAGTAAAGGTTTGTTGAGCCCTCTTCAATATCATCTGTGTCAATAAGATCAATCTGATCTTCAATTGTTCCACCAACAGCGTCAATTGCTCGCTGGTTTGTGAAGTAGAGGTTTGCTGAACCTTCTGCTACATCGTCTGTTATAAGGCTGTTTGCTACATCAGTTGCTGCTTGCTGTGCAATACTAATTTCTGTTGCTGTCTTATATGCTGACCAAACCTCTGTTGAAAGGTTTGATGCATCATTGATCAAGTCATCTGCATAGTCCTTAGCATCTTGCTCTGCATCATCAGCATATGACTCATAAGCAGTTGTTATTGCTGTCTCACGGCCATCTGTGTAAGAATTTGCATCAGATTCTGCTGTATTAGCATAACCCTGTGCTGTTGTAAGAGCAGTTGTAATTTCTCCATCTACATAACCCTTATTTGCTGCATCAGTTGAAGATGTTGGTGCTCCAAGGCTTGTAACCTTATTTGTTCCACCAAAGTCAAGGTTTCCGCTCATGCTGTCGCCAGCCTTTGCTACCTTTTCTCCAATTGATGTTGTAACTGTTGTAATAAAGTCTTCGTCATCACCAATTGCTTGGGCCAACTCATTAAGAGTGTCTAGCAGTTCTGGTGCTCCGTTAATTAAGTCTGCAACTGCTGTATCAACGTATGACTTTGTTGCTGCATCTTGGTTTGCTGAAGGATTTAGAAGACCAGATACCTTGTAACCACCAGCAGCAAGATCGCTACCAAGTGTCTTATTAGAAAGTGTCTGTGTATCTGTTGTACCAACAACATTACCAGTTACTCCGTGTGCTGAAGTGTCTAATTCGTGTGTTGAAAGATCTCCTGCTACTGTACCAACAATTCCATCAGCATAAGACTTTGCATCAGCCTCTGCTGTGTCTGCGTATGATTCATAAGCAGTTGTAATTAATCCTTCACGAGTATCTGTGTAAGCCTTAGCATCTACTTCTGCTTGGTCAGCGTATGCTTCATAAGCAGTTGTAATTAATCCTTCACGAGTATCTGTGTAAGCCTTAGCATCTACTTCTGCTTGGTCAGCGTATGCTTCATAAGCAGTTGTAATTAATCCTTCACGAGCATCTGTGTAATCTTCAGCGTTTGATTGTGCTGTTGCTGCTGCTCCAACTGTATCCCAAAGACCAGTGTTAGCATCAATCGCTCTCTGGTTTGTAAAATACTTATTTGTTGCATTTTCTGCAAGGTCTGCAGTGTCATGGTTTGAAAGTGAAGAAACTGTTCCAGTTACGTTACCAATCAAGTCTGCTGTAATATCACCAGCAGCAAAATCTCCATTAGCATCACGCTTTACAACTGTGTTTGCTGTGTTAGCAGATGTTGCTGTACCACCAATAAGATCAATAATATAATTTTGATCTGCTGTTTTCTTTGTAAGAACGTCAAAACCGTTAACTGTCGCTGTTGTACCTTCAACGATTAAACCACTCTTAATTTTAAAATCTTTATTTACTGTTGCCATTTTTTATATCTCCTTTTATTACGCCTTAAGTCCAATTCGTGCGTAACGAACTGTGACTGGCTTGATCGCAGGATCTGGAGTGACTGTAATAGCCACGGTATTTCCAGTGCGAGAGACATCAATGGTGCCAATATTCCCATCATTGTCGATAGTGCCGTACTCGCTGACTGATACATTTGTACCGTCAACAAGAATTGTTAATTCAGTTGCATAGAACTTGTTGTCCCCTGCAGAGGTCTTTGATATTGAAATAATATACTTGACCATGCGCCAAACTGTAGCATCAAAGTTATCAATGACAGTTACATTTTCAATGCCGTTGACTTCATTTTCGTTGTTACCCTTTGATCCCAAATCTGTTGCTTGGGCTGAAGCGGTATCAATTAAGTCTACGTAATTTTCTTGAGTTGGTCTATCACCTGTTTGGAATAAACCTTTTACATCTGAAATTGATATTTTAGCCATGTGGTAATTATATCACCCTTTTAATTATCTAATTAGAGAATATAGTTGCTGTAGCCAATAACCTGTAGTGGGATTGCTGGAGTATTACCTAAACCAATAGCCACAATCTGAATGGCTGAAAACTTAACTCTAAAAGGAAGTATATCTGTAATCAAAGTGTTTCTTGTAAAGTCTTCTACCTGAATTAATGGATAGTCAATAGGAAAAATTTGTTTTGTTTTGCCGTTAAGTTTATCAAGTATTAATGCTGTGGCCATTAATCTGTTACATCTTCAAGAATTTTTAGGCTACCCTGAGCAACCGTCCAAACTCTTGTAGGGTCTGACACTTGAATGTCAAAGATGTCTCCTGTTTGAAGTTGTACTGACTCTGCTGCTGTTAGCCAAACTGTAAACTCTCCAACAAGGTCATCTTCATCTGCAACTGGATATAAATTTAAAACTAGTGTCGCAGCATCTGTAATAATTCCAGGGGTTGAAGTAGGTCTTTTAATCTTCATAGCAATATCCCATTCAGATCCCGCGCCTTTTAGGATCAAAGGAACTTTAGCATCATCTGTTACATAAACCTTAAACCCAGAAGTATCTCCACGAACTACAGTCCAAATAACTGTTGGCGGTGCATTGCCAATATCGTATGATGTTTGAGATCCTCTTAAAGTTGCCATAGTTTATTATATCACGACAGGCCGTCTTTGAGAGCGCCCCAAGTGCCGTTTCCTTTTGTTTGAACTATTAACATACCGCTAACTGACTGAATGGCAACAACGGCTACATATCTTGCTGGTCCTGTACTTGGACGGGTTGAAACAAGTGTTCCACTTTCATCAACATAAACCCTTGTGCCAGGAAGACCAAGACCTGTTGTATTCATTTCTAAAACACCAGAAACAATTACAAGCCCATTTGTATTATTTGCAATACTGCTTTTTACTAACCCTAATATTGGAATATCTGGATTGTGAGATACACTTGATGGATTATATTTTTCTATTAATGATTTTCCACTAAGACTTCCGCTAATAAAAACTGGTGTACCAGTATCAATTGCTGCTCCTGTAGTATTTCTAGCATCAAGATATGCTGCGCCATAGCCTAGTGGAGGCAAAATATCATTTAAAGCATCAACTAATACTTTAAAGTCTCCGTGTACGTTCACGGGATCAGAAGCAATAGGATATTTCATAGTAGGATAATTAGATGATGATTGCGCCATAATTTCTATTATACCACCCTCTAAAGTTGACTTTTGACAAATTTTTATGTTATACTAGTAAGTAACACCTACCAAGGTGTTGTTGTTTTCTAAGGAGGAAACTATGATTAAATTTATCGAAAGAAACAAAGAGATCATTAGCACACTCAGTATCGTAGCACTAGTAACAGTTATGTCTAATTCTGCTAATGCTATTTCAGATTTTGATACTAAGAATAACCTTAGCCTGAAACAGGCTCAGACATCGGAAACCACCTCGAAAGAGGTTTTTTTGGTTTCTAAAGCAAAAAAGTTAGAGAGTTTTGAAAATAAGGTTTCTCTAACAGATTTAGAACTAAAGGAACTGCTTTCCCTAGTTGGCTTCAAGGGTAAAGACCTTGTTGTGGCTTGGGCAGTAGCAAAGAAAGAATCTAATGGACGACCATTGGCCTTTAATGGCAATCACAAGACTGGGGATTCGTCTTATGGTATGTTCCAAATTAATATGATTGATACACTTGGTCCTGATCGTAGGGACAAGTTTGATCTTGACTCTAACGCTGAATTATTTAATCCCGTCAAGAATGCTGAAATTGCATACTACATGACAAAGGGTGGGGACGACTGGTCTTCTTGGAAAGGCATCACTCCAAAGACTAAGGAATGGATGGCTAAGTTTCCTCGCTAATTCCTTCTTGGTGGCATGCCAAGTGCCCTAGGCTCAACTACAACATGTGAACTGTAGTTTGGAATAAAGTCTGTGTATTTTGTGTCTATACCAGACTCTTTAAGAAAATTGTAAACTTTTTCTTTTGGAATTTCTAATTGACCAGACATTAGCATAGACAGTCTATTAGTTGATTCTTCAACATGGCTCCAGTAGTGTTCTTTTCTGCCGTCTGCCCAAGGCCTAAGCGTTTCTCTTGTTACAGATCCATTTGCCTGTCCATGCGACTGATTGTGAAAAACATCCCTTGTGCCAATAGAGTAAATTTTCCAATCTTTTGCATAAGTTCTTAAAGATAAAGCAAACTCTTCAGTATTGAATGATTCTTTACCGCTAATACCAACTTCATCAATCCATTGCTTGGGTGCAAAAAGGTAACAACATGTAGCCCAATACGAACGAACTATTTCCTCTATTTCTAAAACCCTGTATCCTGGAAACTGAAATCCTGGAACTAAATTATTAAATAAAAATCCATACAGTGATACTTTACAGTCTGTAACAAAATTAATTGACCCGTCTGACATTATTTTATACTCTGCTGGGGCATATGCAATAATAAATTTTTCATTATTAATATTTAATTTTTCATATCTTTCAACAGCAAACCTATCCCATTCTGGTGCTGCATAGGTGTGTGAATCAAACTGTATAAAATAGTTATAATCTACATTAACTTGAGTTGCCAAGTTTCTAGCCCAACAGACACCACCCCTATACTCTGAAAGATCAAAGTGCCTATATAATAACTGTTCTTTTGGTATAAAAGATAAATCATATTTAGTATTATCTTCTGAAACTATAGAAAAATACAGATCCTCTTTATTTTTTGCCTGATGCCACAAAGAAAACATTGTAGAATAAAACTCTGGGTCACAATAATTGACAACACTAACTAATATTTTTTTCATCCCTTATTTCTTATTCCAGTATATAAATGTTGTGGGCCTTTTGTAAAAAACCAATGATCTGGCTCTACATAAAAGAAAAAAGCATTTGCAACTAGGTTATTCTTTGGGTCAGGGAATTCCTCTCTCCAGTGTTGTTGATCATTCCCGTATGAAATAACCATATCATTTTCTTCTGGTTGAAACTTTATTCCTTCAACATAAAAATCCCAAGGTGTTTTATGAAAAATTGTATAATTCATATGGTATGTACAAGCATTATCATCAACATGTTTCCAAAGTCTAGCCTTTTCTCCTTCATAGATACTTAATAAACACCAGGAAGGAAGTAATGTTTCTGATTCAAATTCTTCTTTTGCCAGTGGTAGAAGCATCTGATGAAATTTTCTAAGTGGTATTATATTTTCTCTATGTGTTCCGTCCCAAATTGCCCATTGATGTCTACCAAAACCTTCGTCAAATGTACTTTTATCTGTTGACCAAAGATGCATTGCTAGATCTTGTAATTCCTTATGTTCTTTTTCTGGAAGAACGGTTTTTAATAAATATGGCGCTTTCATCGTAGAAAACTAACTACTGCATATTTATCGCCTTCAATAATTGGGGATACTGAGTGATTATAAACATATATAGATGGAAATATAATTATTTGATTAGTTTTTGGTTTAAGTTTAATATTAAATCTTGGAAAGTTTATTTCTCCACCAATATAATCATCATTTAAATAATATACAACTGAAACTCTTCTATGATATTCGGTTCCGTCATCTACATGATTAATAAAACCTTGTCCTGGACTATATTTCATTATTCCGTATACGTCATGCCATTCAGGAAATATCTTATAATACTCTTTATAGTCTTTCTCTATTGGATCAAAATGATCAAAGAACAACCTGTTTAATTTTAAAGAAGTTATTTTTTCTAAATCTTCAACTTCTGCATAAGACCATTTAGGTGTAATCCATTTAGAATCCATCATCAATTTTTGAATTTCTTTATATAAAAAAACATTATCTGGAATTACATTATCATATACAACAATTCCTGGAGCAATTTCTTCTTTTATCATTACCATTTTCCTAACGGACACGATGCTGCTTCTAACATTACTTTTGCTTTCATAAAACATCCACATTTTTTACATTGTTTTGTTAATTTTATTAGTTCTGGACATTGTTTGCATATATTAAATCTTTGATTAGAGAGATCTGATTCCTTTACATAATTTTTTAAATTAAGCATGTGTAAAGGATTTACTTCGTTCATTTTATTCTGAATCTCTTTGTGTTAGGCCTTGGAAGACACCCTTCTTATTATGAGAGATTAGATCTCCTGCAATAAAGAGTGAATAAGGATTTACAGTGATGTCATAAACATCTGTTGTTTCATCAACATAACCCAATACTTCAACAAGTACATCTGTTGCTTGATTATTTATGTCATAAACTAAATAGTCGCCAAGTTTAATTACACCAGCCTGAATAAATGCGTATACTCCATCTCTCTTAACTAGCATTAAGTGCTCTAGAGAGAATCTTCTTTGCTTACTACCATTAAACATTACAGTAGTTGCAACATCTCTTGCCTTAATTGCACTAATAGTTGTTTCAACAACTGATGATCCAGTTAGAGTATCAGATACCCATGTCTCAGCAAAATCAACAGATGAGTTATCTGGTAATTCATTGAAACTGTAGGATACTAGACTTTGTCCTATAAACAAATCTCTTGCTTTAACATATCCACTAGTTGTTCTTACAAGAACATCACCCTGTACACATCCATCAATTGGTGCAACTGGTGTTGGTTCAGTTGGAGTTGGGGTAAATACTGGTGGGAAGAATGGACAGAATACTGGTGGGAAGAATGGACAGAATACTGGTGGGAAGAACGGACAGAATGATGGTGGGAAGAACGGTGGGAAGAACGGTGGGAAGAACGGTGGGAAGAATGGTCCTGTTGCTGGAGGCGTACAGTCTTGTGTGTCCGAATCTGTTCCTGTTGTAACAATTGGGGCTGGGTTTGGAGAACATCCACTTGCAGTTTCTGTTATAGTATACGATCTAGTTCTTGTTTGTGCATATTCATCTGGGCCACCAACTCTTACACAAGCACCCCAAGGACCCCACTCACCGTAAGTTGTTGTTGTTGTCCAGGTTGGTACACATGTTGGTGCAACTGGTGCAACTGGTGCAACTGGTGCAACTGGTGCAGTTGGTGTAGGTGTTGTACAAGTTACTGATGGATATCCTGAAGAACTTGCTGCAGTAATATTGGTTGCAGTTGGATATGTTGCTAATAAATTATCTAATGCCTGTCCTGATGTTGCTCCTGTGTCAGTAACCGTAGTTCCACCAACACAACCAGAGATATACCAAGTTGTTGCAACAGGTGTTGGAGTAGGTGTTGTACAAGTTACTGATGGATATCCTGAAGAACTTGCTGCAGTAATATTGGTTGCAGTTGGGTGAACTTCTAGAAGATTATCAAGGGCTCTTCCTGATGTTGGACCTTCTCCATAAACAGGACTTCCATTAACGCAACCAGAGATGTACCAAGTAACAGGTGTTGGTGTTGGTGTTGGTACACATGCTGCAGGAATTCCCAATAAAGTAACAATTTCAGCACTTGACAAGTTTGATATTGTAGTTGTTCCTGTAATGTTTGTAATTCCTGATCCTGTAGGAGGTGTTCCATAAGCGCCTGAATAAGCAGTCGTTGATCCGTTACATGTTACATAAATATCATAAATTGTAACCTCTGGTGTTGGTGTTACAGGAGTAGGTGCTACAGGAGTAGGTTCTACAGGAGTAGGTGCTACAGGAGTAGGTGCTACAGGAGTAGGTGCTACAGGAGTAGGTGCTACAGGAGTAGGTGCTACAGGAGTAGGTTCTACAGGAGTAGGTGCTACAGGAGTAGGTGCTACAGGAGTAGGAGTTGCTGCTAAAAATATTCCTATACCACTTGGGCCACGAAATAATGGACTCATGATTCTACCTGTTTACTACTAAGCAAACTTGTTCTGTGATGCAAGAGCAGTAAATGTTTCTGCACCTGTTTTCCTAATTGTATAAACATAAACATCTGTTGAGTTAATGTTTCCTGAAGAAGGGGCTATTCCACCTAACCATTTAGGAGTTACTGATGCACCATCAACAGTAAGTGCTGTTGGGTAATATGCAGTTCCACTTTGAGGAGATTCAAATACAACAGAGATTTGCTGACCTGTTGCCATTAATGAATTAAGAGTAGTTGTTGCATTGCCACGAATATTTATTGTCCAATTTGCGACGGCATTGGAAGTACGAATATCAATAGAAGAAGTAGCAACATCAATATCAATTGCTCCAGTTGCTGCTGTTGCAGAAATAGTTGTTAATTCTTTTGGTGATACAAGTGAAGATTTATCAACTCCGTCTACATAAGACTTTGTTGCTAAAAGAGAAGTATCTGCTATGCCATGGACATTTGTTGTAGATGAATTATGTGTTGTAATTGCAGCATTTCTGGCTAATACTTCTGCTGCATCTGCTGCAGTTCTATTTACTACTTCAAGAGCATCTGCATCTACAAGATTCTGTAAATGTTTTGCAATAGATGGGGTTAAAAGGTTTGCGGTATTTGTATTTGAACCGTCATAGGCATAAGATCCATAGTGGTAAAGTCTTAGCGCTGCTTGAATATCGGCTGCATCTGAAAGTCCAGGTATTTTGGCATTGAATAGCCCAGTACCACCAACGGTATTGTCAATATTCTCTGCTGCCACTATAAATCACCCTTTTTCATTATACCACCGTAATAAATAGGTGGACACGCTTAGTACCAGTTATCGGTCCCCAAGTTGTTCCATCATATTCTACACCCTCTATTTCAAGTGGTAGTGCTCTAATGCTTCCGCTATCTACTACATCTTTTACTACAAGATTTGTTGCTAATGGTCCAGCAGTATCTGGAGATGAAATAGAATACTGAATACTAAAACTTGCAGATGTAAGGTTTACGTCGCTTGCAATTTCTGTTACGTTAATTGGTGGAATAGTTAGTTTTCCATTTGCAGCAGTTACATCTTTTACAGCAGAATAAAAATTTGTTTTTAAACTAAGCATTTCAGTCCACTGTGTTCCAGTTGTTGTCGCTATTCTTTGAAATACTGTTTTATATGTATCTGAGTATGGATTATAGTCAATTGCAATATCTAGCGCTTCAATTCCTGTTGGAAGGTTAAGGATATCTGCATGAACATTTGCATCTTGTGGATTTCCGTTTGATCCCACAATAATACTTCCACGATCACCCTGTGGCCCTATGTCTAGGTCAAGACTTATTTCTACTGGACCACCAAAAACTGTTAAATCGTCATTTGATACTAATATATCTGCCATTGTTAATCTCCAGGGACTGGATCTCGTGTGACTTGATCAGTAACTGTGATTGTTCCAGTCATAAGTGTAATTACTTTTTCATAAAATGGGCTATCTGGTCCTCCAGCAGGATATCTTACTTCAACATCATAAACATATTCTGTGCCAGCAACAAGTTGATTTCCTTCTGTTGGTCTAATTGCACATTGGACAAAAGTATTAGTCTCAACATCAACTCTAGCAAAACATTTAATTGTTGCTGATTCTGCACTTCCTCTTGCTGTGGCAATTGAAAACCTTGCTTGCTCATATGGAGCGACTCCAGTAACACCATCAATAGTGTTTGTGTTATATAGAATATTGCTGTCATAAAATGGACTTAGGTCAAAAACCGTTCCATCGTTCTTTTTCGGGTAGATACGAAACTCAAAGGTGTCACCCTTATAGTAATTAAAGTCGTAGGTTGCTGGAAATGCCATGGTTTTATTATACCACGCTGACGTAGACAGAATTGAATATTACAGATGAATCAAAGTCTGTTCTAATTTGTGGAACAGCGCCATTGCCCCACATTGCTTGGTTTTCAATAAATATTTGTTGAGTGACTGAAAGATTATAAGTATTCTGATATTTAAATGATCCTACTAATTGTACAAACTCCTGATCATTGCTTGCAAAATAGGTTCTTAGCCAAACCTCTGTATTTGAGGTATATGTGGTTAGTTCAAAGTTATATGTTACGGATACTTGGGAGCCTTCTTTTATACCGTGAAAGTTTAAGGCTCTCTGGTGGCTATTCCAAAGACTGGTACAGCCTGCTGGAAGGTATTTTTCATTTTGACTCTTATCTTTTGTGTCTAATAAAAGAGTTACCCAACCATCGTCTCCTTGAGAGATACCAAGTTTGATTGGTTTTTCAATAGTGTTTGTATATGAGGCCCAACCTGCTTGTTGTCCAGATGATGACAATGAACTTTGGCCATTGACTCCTGCTGGACCACGATCTCCTTTAGGGCCAGGATTTCCCTGTGCTCCTTGCAATCCTTGTTCGCCATTTCTGCCATCTCTACCTGCAGGTCCTTGTGGTCCGACTGGGCCAGGGACTGGAAGAAATGAAATAGCATTATCTACAGTAGGATATGTTTGACTTTGTTCTACTTGTGCAGCATAAGAAGATTTTTTTGCACCTGGGAAATCCATAGATTTAGAAACAGCCATGGAGTTATTATCTCACTATATTAAGTCAGTGACTCTATAGATGTAATGATTCCGTTGGTAACTGTAACCATCTTGCTATCTGAGGTTTGGAATGTTCCTGTTGCTCCCGTTGGTAAATCACCAATAGTTGCAATTTGATTATCAGCAACAGTTGGATCATCTAAGAATTCTCCACCATCTCCAGATATAACAACAGTGTCAGGAGCAAGTAAAAATAAAGGATCTGCATCTTTACCATAAAGTCCATTAACTTTTATTAAACTGTCTGGTGCTGGGCCAGTTAATAATCCATCAGATCCAAATACCCATTGGTTTTCAGATACTTCTTCTCCAGGCGGTCTTGTGCTTACCAATACTAATCTTTCTTCATCAGAAACAAGAACTTTATTTCTTTCTCCACCAATAACAAAAGTGCTGTTTTTAGAGAAAATGTCCCACTCGGCAGTGTTACCAACTGGATCTGCTAAACCACCATTTGCTTTTGCAATGTATAGATTGTTATCGCTTCCTCTTACAACTGCAAGATCTGTAATGTATCCATTACCTGAAATATAGTTTCCTAAGTATACAAGTCCGCTAGAACCATTTGTTCCATCTGCACCTTTTGCTGCAAGCAAGTTCCAGATAAATCCTTGTGCAGGTGTGTCTCCAACGTTTCCACCATTTGCATTAGCACGGTACCAAAGTTGTCCATCGTATGTTGCTAAATCTCCAACAGCATATGCTGCGCCACCACTGTATTCTCCAGTGTAATTCCAAATAGCATCTGCCCCATCTTCTCCTGGTGTACCAGGTGCTCCTGGAGTCCCGTCTCCGCTACCACCTGTTGTAGTAAAACGTGCCATGATTAATCAAGTCCCATTTTAAATAATGCAACTTTAGAGTTGTTGGTATCTGTGATTGCATATAGCGCATCTAGTCCAGGTAGTTCTACAGACCATGCTGAGCCAGGGGCAAGACGGTATCCGTAATCAGATGCTGTCACTCCTTCTCCTCCAAGGTATACATATGCAGAAGCATCTACATTTTGAATTGTAATATCCATTCCAGAATGCATTCCGTTTGGAGTTAGTCTGGTAGCAGAAGCGCTACTAAGAGTTGTAAGGGCATGAGTTGTCATGCCTAGATTATATCACCTATTTACTTTGAAAGTTTTATCTTTAATTCTAACCAGCGTGGGCAACTCAGGTCTTGGAGTTGATATTTTAACTACTGCCATTAGAGACTACCTGTTACATCTCCAATTACTGAGATGGTTCCAATCAAAGGTGTCCAAATTGTTTCTACGTCAATAGTTACTTGAAGGTCAAAAGTTAATTCTGTTACAACTGATTTATAACCAGTACCCCATAATTCAGTAATAGATGCTGGAGCCATAATGTCTACATATCCACTTCCTGCCGTAACTTCCAGGGTATCAAGAGCATCAGACTGAGGATCATAAGTAGTAGCCTCAAAGGTCCAATCAGAAGTATCAAAATATGTTACTTCGTCATCTTCTAAAAATTCAACACGAAGCGGGGAGGTATCTCCTCTAACGATTTGCCATTTAATTCTGGCTGGATCTGCTCCAAAAACTTCTGGTCCATGCATAGTCATAATGTGATTATACCATAAAAAAGACTAATACCTTGATTGGTGGGTATAGGACAAACCAAGGTATTAGCCAGTAATAAAAGTATACCATAATAGACAAAACGGACATAACATTTAAAGTTATCAAATTGTTATAATAGACAATGTCCGATTTGTTACCATATGTCTTTTATGCCAGGTATTGAATAGTGTATACTAAATATATATAAGAAAAAAAAGAACTATCTTTATAGTTTTACAAACTATCTTTATATATAGTATATAGCAAATTATTTATCATTAGCAGCAATGTGCTTAATTAGAATTTCGTACATTTCGTCAAGTTTCTTTTCTTGGCGATCTCTAGATTTGATAGAGTCAATTCTCTGTTCGTCAACAGCACTTTCTAATCTATTAATTTGATCTTTTACCGATGATCCGCCATTAGTTTTAAGTTCGTAAAGATAATGCTTTACAAGCCACTTGATTCCAAAGGCAATTGATGATACAATTGTAAGTATTGCTACTATTAAGGAAGCCCAGTCTTGAATTGTCATAACTATATTATTATACATGGAGTTTATTAAAAATGAAGACAGACATACTCAATACATTAGAGCATTCGACGAATCTTATTATATCCCCTGACATGGATGGCTTTATGACCGCAAAATTATTAGAGCGTTTTAACGGTTCGCAAATAGTAGGCTCATACGACAAAAATATTTTATGTCTCGCCGACGGGATCAATCCAGAAGAATGTCTGTTTGTCGACTGCGATATGAATCGGCAAGAGTATGTATCTCTCGGCAATCATATGCGACTCTTGGAAGATAATATGTCCGTCGAGTCGTTTAATCCAAATGTTCACTTTGGCGTCACGACATATAGCGACAAGTTTCCTTTCGCAACCGCCTTTTTGATAAGTTTCGCAACAGAGGTTCAAACCTCCAATCTTGACCTCATACGCATGGCTTTCGCTGACTCAACTCTCAAGAACATGGAGAAATATAGCGAGAACATGCGAAATTGGTCAACACGGATGGATCATCCTGCAGTACAGTACATAATGGACAATTCGGACATTGCAAGAAAAAATGATGCACAGGCAAGGTTTGATTATGTTGATCAATCATTTACTTCTAAACGATACGGCAAGCAACGATACCTGGATACCCTTAATAACGCCCTAGAAGGTCAGGGTATGAAGTTTAAACCACTAACTATGGGTAGTAAGTACATATGCGACAAAGTTGGCAAAGAAACCGTTATAAGGTATAATAGAGATATCA